CAGTCCAGTTCAACTGCATCTCCCGTTATGGCAACCGTCAAACTCGACGGCCTGGAGATCGATCTGCCCGCAGAAGCAGCCAGCGCGGTCCAGTCCTACTCCCGGGACATGGGGCGCCAACTGCAAGCACTCACCACCGAGCGCGACGAGCTTGCCACCAAGCTCGACACTCTGCAGGCCGACTTCGACGCTCTGGCCTACGACAAAGAGGCCGCTGAAGGTCGTGCCGATGCACTCGAGGAGCAGCTCGCTGCCTCCGGCGACGCCCGCATCGACACCGCCGAGCTCGACCAGCTCGTCGCTGAGCGCCTCGCAACCCTGCAACGCCTCGCCCCCGCGTTCACCGAGGACTTCAAGTTCGACGGTATCGACGACGCCTCCCTGTACGTACAGGCTTTCGAGAACCTCACCGGCTCCGCACCTCGCGACGACGCCGAACCCGCCTACATCCAGGGCGTGGTCGAAGGCATCCTCGCCGCCCGTGCTGACGCCGAAGGCGACGAAGATGGCGACCCCGAGGACGACGACTCCGAGGATGCCGACGGCGAAACCAAAGAGGACGCCGATTCCGATCGCGCCGACAGCACAGCCACCCTGCGTGACGCGCTGAAAGGTGCCGGCCGCTCCACCGACAGCCCCATCGCTGCCTATCGCAGCAAGGTGACTGACGCTTGGAAACGTCCCCTCACCGCTACCAAGTAAGGAGTTCCTTCCAATGGCCGTATCTTTCACCCCTACTGTCGTCAGCAACCCGACCGGCGCTCAAGGCAGCTACCCCCTGGAGCTGACCGTGGGCCACGAGGGCATGATCGCTGACCTGCAGGCCTATGTGTCCCGCAGCTACTACAACCAGTCCGGCGTTGCCATCCCCTTCGGCTCGCTGGTCGCCATCGATAACGACCCCACCAGCAACGATCCCTTTGCTGTGCTGCTGGCAACCAGTGGCACCGGTGTCGTGGGTCTGTCCGTCGACGGTCTGACCTTCGAGGGCGTTGGTGGCAGCTCTGCCTACACCCCCAACCCCACCAACATCATCGGTGATGGCTCCCTTCGCGTGGGCTACCCGAATGGCCAGACCATGAACGTTGTCTCCAAAGGCGTCGTCTGGGTCTACAGCACCGCCGCCATCGCCCTCGGTGATGCTGTGCGTTTCTTCGGCGTCGACCACTCGTCCACCGTCACCGGTGCCTACGTGGGTCGCTTCACCAAGACCGCCGTGGCCAACAAGACCTTCGCCATGACTGGCGGGGCTCGCTGGCTGTCTGAAACCAGCGGCGCCGGCCTGGTCCTCCTCGAGATTGACATCCCGGGGATCACCTTCACCGCCGACACCTGATCCCGGAGCCCCATCCCATGACCACCGACATCCGTAACGACTCGGTCGGCCTCTTTCTTGCTCGCGAGCTGGAGTCCATCCTCGCTCGCGCCTTCGAGGTTGAGTACGCCGACATCAAGTACAGCACCGTTATCCCCGTCTCCTCCGAGGTCGGTAACGGCGCTGATTCCTTCACCTATCGCGTCTTCGACAAGCAAGGCTCGATGAAGGTCATTGGCGACAAAGCCCAAGACCTGCCCCGCGCTGACGTCCTCCGCAAGGAAGTGACCCACCCGGTCCGCAGCCTCGGTGCTTCCTTCGCCTACACCGTCCAGGAAACCCGTGCCGCCTCCATGGTGCCCGGCATGAACCTGGAGCAGCGCCGCGCTAACGCCGTGCGCCGCGCCTACGAGGAGAAAGTGCAGGAGATCGCCTACTTCGGCGATGCCCCCTCCGGCATGAAGGGCTTCTTCAACAACAANCAGGTGGACAAGCTGGTGCCGGACCACTGGTTCGACACCGNGGACATCACCACCGACGAGATGCTGCANCTGCTCAACGAGCCCGCCACGCGGATCGTGCAGAACAGCAACATGAAGGAGATGCCCAACACGATGCTGGTGCCCTACAACGTGTACCGCATCATCTCCACCACCCCGCGCAGCACCACCTCCGACACCACGGTGATGGAGTTCTTCCTGCGCACCAACCCGATGATCACCGCGATCGAGCCCATCAACGAGCTCGAAGCCTCCAAGTCTGGTGGCGTCCTGTCCAAGGACCGCGTGATCTGCTACGACCGCAGCCCCGACAAGCTGCAGCTGCACATCCCGCAGCCCCTCGAGTTCTTCCCGCCCGTGCGCGCCGAGCTCGAGTTCTCCGTCGCCGCTCACGCTCGCATCGGCGGCCTCGCGCTCTACTACCCCAAGAGCGCCATCGTGCTCGAGAAAGCCTGATCCAGGCTGCGCGCTTGCTTTGTTGGCTCTTTCACCTTTCTGATCATGATCCTCGTCTATCGCCCCGAACTCGAAAGTCCTCCAATGGACCCCGAGTGCACGATTGGCTTCTCCTTTGTCCAACACACAGGACAACCGGAAAGCATCCAGGTGAAGTCCGGTGTCAACCGCGGCTTCCCCGAGAAAGTGTGGGAGCAGATCAAGGACTACGACGTCGTCAAGAACATGCTGAAACTCGGCGCCCTGCGCGTCGAAGAGGATCAGGCCTTCGTGTCCGATCCTGCAGCAGCCGCTGACGTGGACTCCATCGCAGACATGCCTGTCACGCAGGCACTCCGTCTCGTGGAGGACAGCTTCGATGTCGCCCAGCTCCAACGTTGGGAGTCAGGTGAGCAGCGGATCCGCATCCGCAACGCCATCAGCAAGCGCATCTCTGCCATCACAGAGGGTAACGGCTAATGGCTGTCCCCACCTCCAGTGAGTTCCTTACCCGCTTCCCCGAGTTCGGCGAGCTTTCGCTCCCCGTAGTCCAGAGCGCCCTCACGGAGGCTGGCCGTTCCACCCCTGCGGCCAACTGGGGCACCGTTCACACCGAGGCCGTCAGCAATCTGGCGGCTCACATCCTCTCCACCCGTGTCATGCAGATCGGCCTTCAGGTCGGTAGTCAGGCAGGCCAGCCCCTCGGCACCGGTCTGACCGCCAGCTTGTACGGCCAGGAGTACGAACGCCTCAAAGGCAACCTCGCTCTTTCTGGATTCGCGCTGTAGTCATGGCTATCTCCGCCGCCACGATCGCTAGCTACGCCCCCTGGGGCAATGCCCAGCTGGCATTCGAGGTTGGCGGAACCACCCTCACTACGGACGCCAGCACGGGCAACACGGTGCAAACCGTCGAGACCGTCGAATACCTGGCTGCGCTCAAACTCGAGGCCCCCTCGTGGGATGGCCAACCAGGAGCCGACAACTCGAGCTACCGCTGCAGCGGGCGCCTACTTAGCCCCGACCGCCTAGACCTTCGGATTACCAACGGCAGCCAGGCGGAAGCCATCATCAATGGCTACCGCGGCCGTTTCGAGCTCGTTTTCGATCTCGATATGGACGCCGCTGCCTACCAGGACATCCGCCAGTCCATCCAAGGCACGTTCCGTGTCATCGGAGGCTTCATCGATGGCTAGACGCCCACTCGACGCACAGCTCCGCGCTGCCACCGCCCAGGCGACCCGGCAGCTTGCCACTTGGCTCGACACCCGCTTCACCGCGGAGATCTCGTTGGCCAAATGGGACTACCCCACACCTCCGAAGGTGCGGGACATCGTGGATACCGGCCGCCTCCGTGCCAGCCAGACTCGATCCGTCAACGCTGATGGGTCAGTCACCTTCACCTGGCCGGTGGAATACGCCGCCCAGGTCCACGAGGGCGGAGTTGCCATCACCGGCCTCCGCTTCCCCGGCCGACCTTGGACTAAGGCTCCTCTTGAAGAAGCACAAGCCCAGTTCGACCGCTTCCTGCGCAACGCTCTCCGCGCTGAGCAGTCATGACGATCTCAACCAGCTGCCCCGAGGTGCGCTCCCTGCGCACCACCATCGAGCGCTACATCCTCGATCTCTACGAGGTCGATGGCACCACGCTCAAGTCGCAAGCCAGCTGGCCCGGCTACTACACCTTGCCCAACAACACCCGCATCCCTGCGGTCTACGTCGTCGGCGAGGCCATGGTTCCCTCCAACTGGGCTGTAACCGGGATCGAGTGCACCATCACTGATGTACCCGAGATCGTCTCTCCTGGCTCCGTCGGAGCCATCCTGTCCTTCGAGCGCTGGCCTGTTCGTTTCACGAACTACGGCACCCGCAAGGGCACTCGCATGCCGATCTCTCTGCTGGACATCAGCAGGCGCCTGGCACGCACCTTCCCCCGGGATAGTGCTACGCACACTCCCCGGACCGAGGCCACATACGAGGCCTTGACGGTGTCCATCTTGGGCCCCGTTCTGAACCCCCCGATCCCATAAGGAGTCCCAACCATGGCCGACTACGCCATCGGGCTGTCGTTCCACAAGGCTCACCGGACCCTAGTCCGTGCCGTGGACCTCACCCCTCCCTGCCGCTACTTCGCAACCCGCGACACCGCCGGCATGGTCACCCTGCCCACTCTCGACGCCGGTTCCCGCTACGTCGAGATCCAAGGTGTCAGCAACACCACCTTCGCCATCAACGACAACAACCAGGAGTTCCGTCTCCTCGGTGACGACGGTTGGGGTGACTCGGTGATCACCGGCTCCAGCGTCCAGGCCTCTGTGACTGCCTACTTCCTGAAGGACACAGGCATCCCGGCTGGCCAGAACTGCCCCGTGTTCCGCGGCAACTACGAAGAGGGCTTTTCTCTTATCGAGAAAGCGCGGTACAACAAGGACTACGAGCTCTACATCGAGTTTCTTAAAGAGCTCGGTCAGGCCAACGGTACTAGCGGCAACTACATCTACGACTTCACAGGCTTCAACGCCGTCGTGATGAACTACAACGAGAACCTCACCGCAGAGGGTCTCACCGAGGTCTCCTTCGACCTGATGTCCCGCGGTCGCCCCGTATTCGGCCGCTACGACGCTGGTGCTACCCCCCTGGCCTTCGGTGGCGTGCAGTCGAGCCTGCTGTTCACCTCTGCTACCTCCGGCACCCGCCGGTATGCGGTTGTACCAGCCAACAACGCTTCCTCTGTGGTTGTAGGCAACGACCTCACCGTCACCTACACCAGCGACGGCACCGCGGCGCTGACTCAGCTCTCCCTGGGTCAAACCGACGGCAGTGGCTTCCGCCTCGAGGTCGCCTCCGGTGGTGCTCTTGTTCCTGCTGCGGTCTCTCTGGCAAGCAACGTCGTTACCATCAACCCCTCTGCCAACCTGGCTAGCAACACCATCTACCGCCTCCGCGTGGCTGACGGTGCCATCAAACAGGCCCTCGACAACAGCGGTAACCCCTCTGCTACCGGTGTTCTGTTCCCCCTCCAAGGTTTCGAGACCCTCTTCCGTACGGCCTAAGGGTCAGACTGAGCTCGAGCCAACTACTCAGCCCCGCCACCGCGGGGCTTTTTTGTACCTACAGCAATGCAACACGACCTCTTAATGGACGCAGCCCACATGGTGTATGCAGTGAACTGCCAAGTACAAGGCGACACCCTTCACTGCGGCGCCTTGTACCTGGAGCCCCTGATCCCGTTCAAATCTATACGCTTAGCGTATGAGGCTGCTAGCGTGATGGTTGAACTACCTGACGAGCTCGTAAACCAAGTTGAGCCTTTCAGGTCTTGGTCCATCGATCTCCCCATCGCTGATGTCTAAGTACGCGTCGCTCCTGTTCTCCCCCGAGGAGTACCACGAGATCGGCCCTTTCCGCTTCCCCGTTTACCACGACCTTGTACCAGGTGAAGCTAAGGGCATTGAAACGCTGAGCCGTAAGCGGTCTAAGTCGACTTTTCGCTCTATTAAGCTTGCGCAACGCATTGCTAAAGACAAAGGCATCACAACCAAAGAAGCTATTGATCTCCTCGGCAACTCCGCCGAAGAGAACCAAGAGCTTCTCTACGACTACGCTTCTGATCTTGAAGAGCTACAGCGCGACTCCATCGGAGCGGTCGAGCAGCAGATCGCCTTCGTCACGCTCTTCATGCAGTACCGCGGCGAAGCCAAGCTGCCCCGCGCCAAGGACTGGCAAAAGCTTGAAGACTGGACCGAGGCCGACACCGAAGCCATCCCCACCCGCTTGATGGAGCAAATCTTCGAGCTCCTCACCTGGGAGCGTAATGGCTGGCCCACAGCGGAGGGAAACGATTCGGCGGAGGAGCCCGAATTCAGCCCTCCCCCGAGCAAATCCTGAAGCAAGCCGAGGACACGCTCCGCACACCGCTGTCTGACTGGGACTCGGTCTACTTCCGAGTCCGTTCATCTCCAGTAGGTGGAGACTTCACCCCCGCCCGGTTCCTCCGCACCCCGATTAGCACAATCCGCTGGCTGCTGCGCCAGATCGACGACCTCGAGCGCGGTAATGCCAACACGCAAAGCGTCACCGCGGCGCGGCTTACCACCGTGCTGATCCAGATCGCACACGGTTTCTCCGGTTCCAAGCGCCCCGCACCCAAGGTGCAGCCCCGCGATTTCTTCCCCTTCCCTGACTGGAAACCAACAGCAGCAGTCTCCGACGGCCCCGACGGACCCACCAAGTTCATCCTCTCCGAGCTCGTACGCACCCAGTGCCTGCCGCTGCACGTCTACGCCGCGCTCGCAACCGCAGCCACAGGCCCGACCTAACATACGAGTAGCGCATATCGGCCCGTGTCTGACTTTCGGCTCAACGTAATAGCTGAAACTCAGGCCGCTGAGCGAAAACTACAGCAGGTAGATAAACTCGCTACTGCGGCTACGAAGTCGCGTAAATTCAGTATTGACCTGAGAAGTCTAAACAAAGACTTTTCAAACATACAGAACGATATTAAGGCAGCCAGCAACAACATACGTACCTTTTACTCCATCAGTAAGAATATACCCGGAGTAGGGGATAAAGTCCGCGAGTTTGAGAGCCTAGCTAAGACCACTGCAGCCACAGCAAAACAGCAGTTCCAGTTCGGCACAGCGCTTAAGGAAAGCGCGCAGGCAGGAAGCATTCTCTCGCGCTCACTCACTGTCGCCGGCACCGTCGGTGGCCGCCTTATCGATGTACTCGCCAAGGTCGGATTCGCCACCTTTGCCCTCAAAGAGGCCGTCGGCGTCGTTCAAGCCGCATGGAACGGTTTCTTCAACAACACCATCGGCCGCGAGATCAAGCTCCGCGAGACGATCCTCAAAACTCAAACGACGCTCGCGTCTACAAACCGAGTCTTTGCCGATGGCAAGGAGATCACCGATCCATACCAGAAGATCGTCTCACTGACCGGCGCCGTAGCAGAGCGCATCGATTCCATCCGAGAACGGTCCATCGCCCTGGCGGGCGTCACCTCTAACGACGTCATCGAGGTCTTTGGCCTCGTTGCTGCACAGGTAGGACAGATCGGCGGTGGCTTGAAGGAAGCCGAAGACCTCGCGATCAACTTCGCTGCCGCTCTCGGCACCTTCGGAATACCGCTGTACCAGGCGCAGCAAGAGATCGGCTCCATCCTTCGTGGTGACATCACCACGGACTCGTATCTAGCCAAAGCGCTCGGTATCACCAATGAAGACATCGCTCGCGCCAAGTCTCAAACCGGCGGCGTAACCAAGTTCCTCGAGGACCGCCTCGCCGCCGCAGTAGCCGGCCAGAAAATTGCCGCTCAGGGCTTCGCCGGTGTCATCTCCAACATCGCTGACCTCGGTGAACTCATAGGCCAGAACTTCGGCCGCGGCCTTCTCGACCCCCTGCTTGCCGGCCTGACCAGTGTCTTCGAGACCCTGTTCAAGATCCGCACCCAGATCTTCGCCATCGCCGAGGGCGCCGGCCAAGCCATCGGCCGCGCCGGGCAGCTCGTCGTCGGGCTCACCGCCGGCCGC